CTCCTGGCTTATTGGAATACCGGTATTAAGTGAAAGACCACCTAAACCAATCTCACCTAGATGTTGCAAATTCAAATCCTTCTCATACAAGAAGGTAGCGTCTTTTGTCAGAGCAGTCCGAGGATTACGGACCATTCTATAACCAACCCCATCATACACTGGTTGTGTTTGACAAAAATTAACCTGCTCGAGGATAACCACAGGATCCTCAACCTTCATCAGAAACCCAGCCTCTTTAAACCAGGTCTCTAACGTGCTATTCACCATGTCGATGTTATCATATTCCGTAAATATGACACTATCGTCACCACAATTAATGAAACTCGCCTTAACTCCGAGTTGTTTCAGGTAAGTCATCAAAAGTGCACACATAATCAGCACATTGCCTAAAGCGGTGTTCATGTCACCAGAGCAACGGGTGCCCTCAGTGGTATACTTAATATAACCCTCCCTCATACGGCAATACCCGACATTATTAACCTGATGAACTAAAAGGCTACCTAGTTCAACTTTGTCGATACCTGTAAAGAAAGATTTGTATATATCATGTTCCCACTTGAGAGCATTCACATGCACGTGCTGATCAAAGCGTGACGCATCTAACCCTATTGCAACAGGATGCCTATACTCACCCCAATGCTCTAGGATAGAAGAAGCGATTTGGACGCAGTTACATCCTTTCATAACCGTAGGATGTCCCGACATTGCATTTATTATACCATACAAATGGTGTTCAAGTGGCCGAATATAACGCCCAACCAAAACATTATATTCGGGCTTACGAGGCTGGATGACACGAGGAACGAGTCTTTTCTTTTCTACCTTGATCTTCTCGTGTTTGATAAAAGTAGATAAAACTCCAATCCCTCGTGGCCTAAACCCAGCTCGTTGGAGATTCTCAACCGCATTACTATAAACTCGATGTTTACGACCAGAAAACAGATTGACAAATTCGTCAAACGTCAACTTGGTGATACTTCCAGCGAATTTACGGTAAGTATTGGTGAAAACTGCAACCTTGGTTTTCCACACATCTGGCCCTGGTACAAACGGTACTTCTAGTGCTCCCTCACTATTTTTATGGTAAAAGACACGCTCCAAAATAGCAGTCGTAGCGTTCTCTAACGTTCCATTGAAGCACGTGAACTGACTACTCGCAACAGAATAGTCAAGGAGAGTGAACAATTGATGCTTAACGACCCTCGTTGCAGGGTCCAGTTTGTTGAAAATCCTCATACTCCTCTTAGATTTGGGTTCAGTAGAATTGTGCTCCTTATACTCATTGGTGGTAGGATCAAGAACTCTAATGAGCTTATCGGGTACACAAGTCCTCACATCCAGAGGGAAGATCTTCAGCAAACCATTTAAAAATCCTGTTTAGGATTGGCCTGCAAACTCTTCCTAAGAAGAGTAGCAAACCTTTCAGAAACATGCTCAGTAAGAGCGAAAACA